GTGGGTTGCTTGCTGATGAATTAATTATAGAGCATAGAAGAGCGTTAGCCCTTACTGACTGTGACACTATGCGTACCGTCCTTATTCAGTTGACGGCAGAGCAATTCAGAATGTAGGCTACGTGCAAATTGCAGATCAAGAGTCTCATAAGATACTTCACCATCTTCAGGAGTGACAGCACTGACCTTGTAGTATTCTGAGACGAGCATGGTGTGTTCCTTTGACTCTCTTAATATACACGGTTATGGGGTGCTGTGCGCGTTTGGTAGACAGTTCTCAAACTGGTCGTAAAGGGCAGCATCGTTGATTCCATTCTTTATCATGCAGTCGGTTGAATATCCGAGAGGACATCCAACCATTAGATCCATCACGTATTGGATCTCAGAGGGCGTTAGGGTTACTTCTATAGTCTGGTTAGTCATAAGTGGTTCAAGACGCTTGTAGGCGCTTGTGGAGGGGTCTCAAAGTCATTCTCCCATGACAGGGAACACATCTACTGTACTCACACTTGGATCTAATTGAATATTCTTTACAAAATGTACTACGTCATCATCATTAAACATGACAACAGATTGCCTGCTGCTATATCCTTTCTGCTTACGTTTCCACCACTCAATGCGATACTTCATAGAACAGAACCTCGTTGGAATTTGTGAATGTCACCAAGAGTGACGTGAGCAGCATACTCATATGAAGTAGTGCCATCGTCATTATACACTGGATTTTGCTGTGCTGGGAGATCCTTTACATAATCACCAAGATCAACTTCACGATTGCCTGTCATGAGAGACTTAAGTTGTTCAGCACGTTGCAACGCAGATTTGTGATATTCAATCACATCATTGATGCCAAATAGCATCTCTTCATACGCTTGTCGTGCTGATACTTTGTTATCATTGAGGTAATCGTCAATCGCATCTTGCATGCGATCTTTACGCTGCGCTGCATACTCTGCATTCATTTGTTCCTCCGTGTTAATAATTGGTGAGCGAGATGTTTCTTTGTTGTTTAGACCCAATTTGCGTCGTTTTTCATACAAATCAGGATGTGGCGCGTATAGCGGACCTTGATAGTCTTTCTTCTCATTCATAGAAATTTGAAATAATTGGTGCTAATGGTTTTAGTATCTGCATTGCAGTGTAAGGACTGGTGTCACTGATGTCTACTACTTTCCCTTGCTTGCGGGAGTTGATGGGTGTGTAATACTTTCGTTGCTTTGCATTGTAGAATCCCCAAATACATTTTGTAGTAACACCACCGTTGTAAACGAATTCACAGTGATTGCAAGTCCAAATAGAAAGAACGTTGCGTTTGAATTCCTTAACCTCGTAAGTGTATCCTTTAGGTGGCTCATGAATAAAATCAGGTGGTAGTTCCATTAGAGTCGGTATACTCTGTAATTATAGTTAAATGATATGAAATGCGGAGAGTTGAGTGGACAGTTCCGCAACTGTCACCACTCATTGATGTTTCTTACCCATGGTTGTGCTATAAGTGTAGATACCTTCGTGCAAATGTAATCATCGTTTTCAATAGACTTGCCACCCTGCTGGTGAGCGAACAAGCAATCATCAGAATATATGTTATTGAGGAAATCTTCCTTAGTGAACCACATTAGTCGTGCATCTTCCTCCTCAAAGTTGATACCAAAGAAGATCAATCGCTCCCAATCCTTATCACATGAGACGTGATTGATAATGAATGAGTCTTTCTTGACTCCACCTTTCTTATTACGAGTAGCAAGAGAGAACTTAATCTCAGTCAAGATACCATCAATCACACGATCATGTCCTGCTGTAGATGTAGCAGCACGTTCTACAAGACATTCTTCGCCTTGCATGTATTGGGAGACAAATCTCTCACCAAACTCACCCTTTTGTTTAGGTGACATAAACACATAACCCCTAAACATAGTGTCATGCCAGGGATCTTGTACGTTAGCATCAATGTAGTCACGGAGACCACTATTTTCAATTAGAGTGTCAAACATAATTAATAGGTTTCGCCATCGCGAGCTTTGGCAGGACTGTGGGCGAGATCAACAAATGCCATCGCCATTTCAGAATAGTCGTTAGGCACCACAACAACAAACAAACCTGCTGATGCAATGCAAACGCATGCTAACCAGAAATGTCTCATGACGGTTTTGCGTGACTACCCTCTTATTATACAGAGGATTCCCCCCATCCATCATTTTCAGGGACAGTATCGTCATCGTCCACTTGGTCAACAGAATCAATGTCACACACGGGAACCTCATGGTCACCACCAACCAGATACCAGGGCATGATCTGACCATGGTATTCAGGATGTGCAGCATAATTTGTAGTATACTCTCTATCACCAAGATATACTAACTCAGATTCTGGAATGCTATTGTCTCGCATCATTGCCTGCAATTGCATATGCATCAATTCTGGTCGCGTCGGCACTTTCATTACTTAAAGACACTATCTCACTGGTGTCTTCCTACCATAACACAACTGTCAGTGGATGTCAACTCCTTGCTTCAACTTTATTTGTAAAGGGTATTGTGCCTACTGGTGTGATAACATAGGATTCAATAAAGAAATCGCTATCATTTAGATCTTTTAATAGTGGAAACCACTCAGATGCTTTATCAATTGCAACTGCTTGGGTATCAAATTCATAAAATGTATGCTGATTAGAAAAAATTTCTCCAATCTCGTCTTCATCAATAACTTCATCGTAAAATTCCATGACAGTTTGTTGCTTTGCACTGTCAAGGTAACACCAACTGGTGTTATCAATTACTAGAATGTATTTGTTATTTTCTTTTGCGTAAAATGAGACCATTTCATATAGTCTCTTTGCTCCCATTGCGACTAACATTAGATGTCTCCGTTTTCAATTCGTGTGATTAGTGCGTTGATATATTCGTCTTGATCAACGCTGGGGTTTGCAAGGCTAATATCTTCTTTTGCTTTTGGTGAGTTCAAATTCATATGATCAACTCTAAATCTTCTCACTGGGTTTCTTCCTTTTAACTGAGAATCTTCATCTAAAAGTGCCTTCATAGTCATATAAACTGACATTTTCTGGGAGAATGACACTAATGCATTAGAAGTCAACTTCCAAAAGTGCCACTCACTATATAAGTATTCTTCATTGATTCCTTGATCTCCAACTGCTGCTTCAATAGTTGGATGAATATCAATTTCTTTCCTATCTAGATATTCTTTTGGTGTGATTGGAAATACCACATCATATGGATTTTCTGGTGCTATATTTTGATTGAATAATTCACGTAAATATGACCTATACTGTTTCCATAATCCTTTAGTATCATCTGATAATGGAGCATCTTCAGTTTGGGTCCAATCACTTTCGTCAAGTAAAAACTTTCTAACAAGTTTCATTTTATCCCAATTTAATGTAGCAGCGCGTGCAAATTTTGCTTGCACTGCCATTTCATATTGAGCCTCAGTAATGTCCTTGTATTCAACAAATTTTTCTTTTAATTTGTCATATAATTCAGTAACAGAATATTCTGGTATGGCACCAGGATCAAATTCATATGATACCCATTTATGTTCACCAGTTTTAAAATTTTTAATATACTTATTTCTCTGCACCAAAAAATATCCATCATCTTTATAGACGAACATCTCTAACCTATCACGTGGACTATCCCACAGTGGTGTTAAAATAGGAGAAATTTCTTTTTCCCAAAAATCATCATTAAAAACTTTTGAAGAACCTTTGTATGAAACAGTTCTTTCAAAAGCATTGAAATTCAATAATACAGTTGACATTGGATATCTTCTAATACAATTTATTTATTCTAAAATGCTTTGATCAAGTACTTTGATCTATGGTATCTAGTAATTAATGGTATCGTTGTTTGTACACGTGCTTCTGCTGTTACAGAGATAGGTGTTGAACTTGATAATCTAAAAGTACCATCTGTAAATCTTATATTGGAATCACCTGCCGTTACCGTTCTACGAACTACATTGATTCCACCATCAGGACCACATGATCCTTCATTTCCAGGAAGAGTAGAATCTGTTGAAGGTACAAATACATTTTGTGTTACTTCATCATAAGTTAAACCGACTTGAGAAAGTCCCCAATTGTCATTAGTATTGCCACCTGGAACGTCATCATTATCTCCAGCAGAATCTGGTCTAGTTTGACGAAGAACAAGATATATTCCACTTGTTCTAGCATTATTATCAACGTCAATAGGAATTGTATAGTTCACATATCCTGCTGCAGTGACTGATGCTTGCGCGACTGCTTCTAATAAAGTCTCTGAAGGACTTTCTTCACTGGTTTTATAGTAACATAATAATGACTCTTCTGGCGGCTCACCACCATTAGAATTATTACCTTTGATGACACCAAAATGAACTGCATTTGCATTGGTCAAATTTAAGGGTCCAATTTGCAAAAATCTGTTACCACCTCCAGTGAATAAAATAAATCTATTTGATTTTCCGTTAGATAGTGTAGTTGCAAGAGGGAAATTATCACCAACACTTTGTTTTACATCAACTTTTTCACTAGAAGAATGCCAAATTGCTCCTGATGTGAAAAAGGTAGATGGGAATGCTAAACTAGTTGGATAATTAGGAACTTCATAATAAACGCCATTTGGACTAGTAATGTCAATTACATTCTCATCACCCTCAATAGTTTCATAGACAGTAACTGTAATATCTCCAGCAGAACCAGCATCTCCATTAGTTCCACCACCATTACCTCCAGTTCCAAGAGAAGCACTAATTGCAGTAGCAATATCATCACCACTGTAATTAAATTCTAACAATCCTCCTCTACCACCACCTCCACCAGTTGGTAAGATAATTGTTTGAGTGTATCCAACAGTAAATTTGACATATCCTCCACCACTAGAACCAGAAGATTCAGATACATTATTGATTACAGTGCTATTATATGCAGATCTACCTGCACGTCCACCAGATCCTGAACCAGTGTTAACGTGACCAGCACCAGCAACACCGCCTGCACCACCGTTACCACCGCCTTGGGGACCTGCACCACCGCCGCCGCCTCCGCCGCCTCCAGAAGTACATCCAGATGCACCACCACCACTACCGCCAGAAAAACCAATAGAGGATGAACTATATGTTCCGTTGGCTGGACCTAATCCAGATCCACCAGTCCAGCATGGGTCAGTAGTAGAACCTCCATTGTTTCCACCACCGTTACCACCGCCGCCGCCGCCACCACCAGCGCCCATGATGTAACCACCACCAATCTGAACACCAGTAGCACCTCCACCAGCACCTCCAGATCCGCCGTTACCCCATGCACCACGACCACCCCTGCCACCACTAGCAGCACCAGTACCAACAGAATTTGTTGGTGCTTCACTCGTAGATCCAGCATGAATGTTTGCTCCTCGTCCACCTTTTGTTCCAACTTGGTAAGAAAAGTTTCCTCCTCCTTCATATCTACCAGTCAATCTTCTTCCATTTGATCCTGAACCACCTGTTGTACTACAACCTGCCTGTCCTTGGTTTGGTCCATCACCACCAGCACCACCAGAAATATCAATACTAGTGTAATTGACTACACTATCAGCTGGAAGAATGGTACTAGTGTTAAAACTACCGTTACTGGTAAAACTACTAGAATTTTTTGTTCCTGTGGTAGTACTAGTTCCACCAGCACCATCTCCACCAGCACCAGGGTTACCCGAACCGCCACCATCACCACCGTTAGGACCAGTAATTCCAGTAGATCCAGTTTCATTTGTAAAGAAATCAAATCTTTCATCATTAATAAGTGCAGCAGGAATAGTAACTGTTCCTCCATTACCTGCACCTCCTCCTCCATTACCTGATGAACCACCATTACCACCAGTGACAGTAATAGTATGTGTTACACCATCTACAGTTAATGTCAATGCAGCACTACCACCGTTACCACCATTACCTGTTGCATCAGCTCCTCCACCACCAGGAGCTTGCATAATTACAGAATATCCAGTAATGTTACTAGATCCGCCTACATTTGATGCTATGTTAAGTGTTCCACTATTAATTGTTTGTGAAAATACTTCATTTCCAAGGTCAGCTTCGGAAGCTTTAACTTCTTTACCACCAATAATAGTACTGTTATTAACCACATATACTCTAGGTGTGGGCAATGAAGTTCTTTCTTCAAAATATCCAGCAGCTTCTCTAACAAATGCTCCAGCACCACCAGAACCTGCCGCAATACCACCATCAGGTTGAACTTTTACAGTATTTGCATTATATCCATCTGCAATAACTACAAATGCTCCATCATATGCTGCAGCTCCCTGAACAATAATTGCATCTCCAATTGAAAAACCGTGATCATTTACGGTTGTAATTGTTGCTGTTGTGCCATCACTGCTGATTGAAGCGATTTCAACAGATGGTGCTTCAGTAACTCTGTAAACATAACATCCATCACTGCCAGGTATAAATCTTTCACCAATACCCTCAGTGTTACCAAAACTAGCAATAACGCTGTTAGTTGGTCTATTACCTAATAAACCATGTGAGTGTCCTAATGGAGTTCCATCGCCAGCAGATCCACCTGGAATGAAATTTTCAACAGCACCATTAACAGTATTATATCCAGTGGTATATGTATCAACACCACCGAAACTAACAGGACTAAATTCATTTACAAAACTGCCAAGAACTTCGTGATTATGTTCTGCTGGTCTAGCAAAAATATAATCTTCCATTGGACCAACAGTATATTTCTTTTCTCCTGTCAAATATGGTTGAATTTGAGTTTGAACGTCTGTGTATCCTGTAGTGAGAACATCGCTAATCTCGTAAAATTCAATAGGATCTTCCAACGTAGATGTAGGTATATACCATATACCACCAGAATCACCAACTTCCATAGTAATTCTATCTTCAACTAGAGGAGTTCCTGGTCCTTCTACACCCTCACCATATCCAATGAGTTTTCTATCTCTATAATCAGGGAGACGAAAGTTACCAAGGATATATGGATAGTCTTTAATATCATAACTCTTTCTAATTCTAATGTCTGGATGAGTTGCCAATCCAGACATTGAAACATTTAGACTTGTATCAACAACACCAGAACCGTCTCCAATAATATCATAATTATCAGTATATGTTGGAGAACCATAATCTGGAACTAATCCACCATTGCCTGCAGTAAAATCTAAATGAGTAATTAATGTTTGCGAGTTTGAAAGATTTGCGATTACATTTAATCTAAACTTATGTTTCTCCCCAGAAGGTGGTTGGGGACCAGAATAACCATTATTAACCCAGTCTGGACTGGAACCTAATGAAGTCTGCTCTACATTATTTTGAAATAGTGTCGCACCAGTTGGAAGTGCTTCATTAACTAATAATCCAGTTTTTGTAGGAGCAATATTTGTAATTCTCCAATGAACAAATGTTTCTACAGAGAGATCTTCAAGATAAACTTCATATGTATCTACAGTTACCCCTTGAGGTAAATTAGACATATTTGCCCAATTAATAGCAATAGTATCATTATCTGCATTAGGATATTGTGTGTATCCAGTAGGATATCCAGTACCAGTTAAAGGATCATAAGTTCCAGGATCAATAGCAGGAACAGTTCCATAGTAAACTGTGCTAAGAAAAGGAAGAGTATCTGCGCCTTGTACTAGCGAAGATGATGAAATAGTCCACGCAATAGTAGCACCAGGATTTCCACCTGTGCCAGCACTTTCATCATAATTAATTAGAATTCTATAGACATGAGTGTCTGCTCTACTCGCAAGACTCTGTGCAGCCTCTGTATATGATAATCTATATGCGTTATCTTCTACAACTTGACCGCCTGCATCTGGAAAATCACCAAGATTATCAAATGTAATTGTTGCACCGTTTGGAATAACTCTATCATAGGTATCAGATCCATCATATAGAGTTATTTGTCTGCCATAAACTTCAGCATAAACATTACCAGAGTCAACAAATGTTCTAAAAATTGTCCCTGGAGCTCCATGAGACGAAAAATATAAAGAATTTGCTCTAAAAAGTTCATTACCCGTTAGGTAATCATTTCCAACAATTTCATATAAGTGAGGATAATTTCTAATTTCATATTGACTACCATCACAATACAAATATCCTCTATGAGAATAATGTGGATCATATGTTGCTTGACCGTTTGTTGGGTCTGAGTTTTCATCTACTAAGACGGGCACAATGGCACCAATAGAAACGTATGAACCGCCCTTATCAGAGTAGAAATTCGGAAGTGTAGATCTATATTGTGCCATCAGATTTTAATTAAGTATTCCGTTACAATGTATGGCTGAATGTATTTATCTGCTTTAGGTTCAGTATTTCTCTTGATAACAATTTGGGAGTCTAAACCACTATCTGCTCTAGCATTTCCTGCTCTTGTTTTCATTTCAAATGAATGTGGAGTATCTGCATTAAAGTTCAATCTGTGTCTATGAATAGCGGCATCACCTTGTAATCCACTCAGAATAGTATAGTTACTGACAGCAGCGTATCCAGTGGTATAACTGTCATCATCAGCTGGAGAAAATGGTAAGTTAATTTCTGTATAATTAGTTAAATCTTCTGATTCTGGAAAGTTAGTATCTTGTCCACGAGGACCATCAAAACAAACACCAAGAACTAAATCACACTTACATACTACAGTCCAGGTTGGAGTATATGTAATATTACCAAACGTTGTATTGTCTCCATTTCTGTTCCCGCCTAAGTTACAATCATCATTATCCTGTCTCACGTTCCATTCTTCATTAATTACTTCAGGACATGTGCTATCATCTGGCCATAAACACAAACCTTGCGTTGTAAAATTAGCACAAGCATTCCAGCAAAGACCATATTGTTCATATGAACCACTATTTTGAGCATTTTCTCCTGGACCACCTTTTGCTGCAGCAGTTGTAATTTGCCAATAACACAAAATTTGTCTGGTATTTTCCCACCATTTACAAACATTCAAAGTTGACTTCGCTAAACGTGAGTTTCGCTGTCTACTAGAAAAATGGTTTCCATTTAAATCAAACTGTCTGACCCTAGTTGTAGATGTTCTATGCATATGAGGTTGGAACGCTCTTGCAGGAACTTCTGTTTCATATGTGTACGAACCAGTATCAACCGTGAATGATGGTTCACCTCTCATTTCAACTGTTTGTGGTGGAATATAAAAATCACCAGTATATGTTAATTCAAATGGACTTTCAATATTTTGTACAACATCCATTCCAACTCCAGATTTTGGAATATCATTACCATCAGCATCACGAACAAGTAAATCATTATACAAACCAATGTTTGCAGAACTAGTTGCTCTAATATGCTTATTTCTTAAGTCAGGTAATTGAAATTGATTATTCTCTAAGAATTGAGTTTCTTTTTTAAATTTACACTCTCCACCTGTACCTAGAACTTCAGCAAGAACTGGATATTCTGTTGCAAATAACACACTGCCATCACATCTCAAATAACCTGCAGGCAATATTTTTTTATTGTCGCTATCTACAGGATCATTGGACAATAATTGTCTAGAAAATGATATAATAGTCCCTGATAGAGATCCGAGTTTTCCTCTTTCTTTATTGTAAAATACTGCCATTTAGAATGCCCTAATGATATACATCATTGTTAATGAAGGTGTGTTGGGGTTCATAGTAATATTTAACGCAGTTTCAACAGATAAAGGAATTGTTGTACCAGTTGAAACATTATTAACTAGCAACGTTGTAGGAATAGAAAGACTTCCTCTTGCCATAGTAATTTCCATTGCGTCATGAGTATGAGATCTAAATGTTTGATCCAACCATCTATCACCACCATGATTCAACGTTGTTGAAAATGTATTAGTAACTGCTGAGTTTACTGGTTGCAATTCACCAGCAGAAGGGTCATACACAGGATCATCAACATATGTTGTTGGCATTGTTGATCCCCTATGATAGTCTGGAATATCTGGAGATGGATAAAAATTTCTCTTGCCGTTATATCTACCTGCTGGTGGGAATGCTCCTACGTGAGCATTTGACTGAAATGTAGCAGCTGCACTGTAATCATCATCATATGCTTGCTCAATTTTTTCTTGTGAAGGAATAGTTCTCGTTCCACTAGCAGGTGGCAATGGAACAAGTGTTGCTAAAGGATTAATAGTAATTTGCCTATCCATTAATGGAGCAGTAATTCCTCCATCATTTGGATCATACCATGTGATTTCTCTTGTTCCAGGTAAAAAAGAATGAGGGAAACTTTCTGGACCTCTATTACCAACAGCAAAAACTGCAGTAATATTAGAATCGTTTGCTTGTCCGCTTCCTGGTTGAAACTCCAATACAGGAGATCCAGTAGGGAATACACCAGTAAATCTATCTGTTACAGTATCACCTGCGGGTCTATGATTATGCTGTGGTGTGTGATCAATACCTAATTTTCTAGGCAAAACATATACAGTATCAAAATAGATCGGCTCATCCATAGTAATGCCAGTAATTCTACCAGCTAAGCTGTCACTAGGTTCAACATCAAAAGTAATATCAACTGCTGCCTCAACAAGAGTTTCGGGAAGATCACCTTCTACACCATTTTTACTAACAAAATTACCAAGAATTAATCTTGCATCAGCAGGCAATCTTTCCGCTTCAATATCAACCAATGCTACTTGATTTAAATTTGGTAAAGCAAATACATCAACATGTTTTCCTGGGTCATTATGTAATCTACCTGGAGGGGGATTATATGGAAATGCATTTACCAATCCATAATTTACACCAATTACTGATGTAGTGTCAGATGGATCTGGAAAAGGACCATATGTATTTCCAATTACTTTTGCTAATAATGGATAATCAGCAGCATTTAATTGAGCTGCTTGTATATTACAAACAATCCAACCCCTAGGAACATTTTCTAGGGATTCTCCGACTCTGGAACCGCCTCCCCATGGCATAATTGTACCAATTGGGGCAATTCGTGTTGACTTAATTCTATTGTAATTTGCCATCTATTAAACCTCTTTGAGCCACCATCCAGTTACAGAAGAAGAAACAATTGTTCCTTGAGAATCTATACCTCCCAGATAGATTAATGTAAATGCAGCATTTGGTGTCTGAACAACCAATTCACCAGAGTTATATGGAGTAGAACCACCAAGACCAATTGTTGTTCCAGAATTATCTCCTTGAACTCTAATGTTTGTTCCCAATGCTCTGATAACAAGAGATGTGTCATAAGTTAGATTACCACCAACCTCAACAATTTCAATTCTATCTCCAGATTGTGCATTCTGAGGTAGGAATAGAACCAACTCATCTTGATTACTTACATTTACAAAATATGCAACGTTAACATCAAGATTTCTTTGTGCTGCGTCAGATCCACTTGAAACATATCTAGCATGACGACCACCGCTGGTTGTATAGAAGTTAGTATAACCAAACGCATCAATAGAGTTATCATAATTAATAATAAATTTATCTGCACCATTAATTCCAAGGTTTTCAATTGTTAGTTTTGCTTCTTTAGGTGGAACTTCTGTTGGAGCGCCAACAATCGTCCAACTATTTCCGACTAATCCATTACCAAATGTGTCAATCTTAAATGATGGATCACATGTATAACCACTTAGAACGTTTTCTGGACAAGAAGTTGGATAGAGAGTGATATTACCTCTTCCAACAACACCAGCATCAAAGTAGATAGATCCAGAGTGATCTGCGTGACCATCATCATTGACAACTCTTAAAATATTTGACTTGCCAACAGAATCCTTCATGGTGATGTTACCACCCATCAAGGTCAAGTCTTTATTAAGAATCAGATCTCCATTTCTGTGAGTAACGTTACCATCTTGGAGAGTTTCATCCATTGATGGTTTGTGGAACTTACCGAGAAGACCACCATTAACTGTGTAAATCGCATTTACACTTTCATCAGCGTTGCTAATTCTAACAAAACTTGTATAGTCAAATTTAGTTTGTAATATTTGACCCTGCTTAACAATTACAGAAGCAAATGGTGTGCTAACTCCACTTACTGTACGTGTTCTCTCTTCAATGTCAACCATCAAAGATGTCATTGGGTGTTTCAGAATTCTAACAACTGTAGTAGATGTTGCTGGATATTCTGTTAAAGCATTTGCAGTTGTTCCTTCTTGACCAGGGACACATCTAAGAACATTACCTGTTGTATCAACAGAAGCAACTTCCATGATTTCCCAATCAGTTCCTGTCGTTCCATTCGCAGCAATTTGAGTAGTTGCTCCAACGATAACAAGGTCACCAGCAGCGAATTGCCCAACACCTAAACCTAATTCTGCTACTTGTAAGTAAACAGAACCAGAGATTGCACCAGTGGATGCACCAATTGTTAATGTAGTGACAGGACCACCAACGTTAATTGTCTGTGGGTCTACCCAATAAGAGTGAATTCTATAATCAGACTCGGAACCCTCATATTCAGCAACAGTATCTGTAACTGTTTGAGATGATGGGAGAACTCTAGAAATGTCAATTCTTCTGAACTGATTACCAATTTCAAGAGAAGCACTACACGTATCAAAGTAGAGTGTATTTTGATTTGCTCCATTTGTAATGATAAATTCTTCATTCTTAGTAACGCGGAATACTACATTGGTCAACTGTGCCGTAGTTAACAAATTCTTAGTTAACTTAATTGAAGTAGCGCGAATTTCTTCAATTCTTGTATCACCAAATATTTGAGCATTGACGCCACCAACATTAAAGTTGACACTATCTCCAACTTGAACCTTAGCGATATCTGCTGCACTAATTCCTGTAATCAAGTCCGTTAGAATATCTCCAGGTGGTGGAGTAAGGTTACCCGTAATAGTTCCTCTAACAATTGAAGAACAACCACCATTCACATTAAGAGAACTGTTAATTGTTACTTCACCACCAATGTAAGTATCACCAGTTACAGAATTAACAACAAATACATCAGTACCAGGATCACCACAATCAGAAATTCTAAACGTTTGAACTTGCTCATCAAGTGAAGTTAATACCTTAATAACTTCACCCTGATCAAATACACCATCGCTAGTTGTATCTTCACGATCAACAATTACATAGTCATCAGGAGTTAAAGCTCCACCAAACTCTGCAAGATATACATTATCATTTGGACCATCAGAATCTAGTTCTTGCTCAGTCCAAGTAGAGTCAAACTGAACATTAACTTTGTAAATTGGTGTAGTATCTGGATGATTTTCTACTTGACCTGTAAATGTTCCGAAAGGTTTACGTTGTACTTTAATATAATAAGGCGAAGAATTAATTCTTGACAGTTCAAGAACTTTCAAGAATTCTGGATGACCAGTTGTTCCAACTACAGGACTATCAACGATGATATAGTCATTCTCAACAAAGTATGGATCACCATTTGCATCAATTGGTTCGTTCTTGAGTGGTAGATAGAATTGATCACCAGAAAGTGCAGATAGAACTGTTGGTTCAACATTTCCACCAATATCAATCTGAGTTTGATATCCAGATCCAGAACCCCAAAGACCAGAACCTGCAGTATCAACTTGGTTATATCCAACATCAGTAGTAGCAAGAGATATAACATTGAGAATATCAATATTCTTATTGAATAACGTATCGCTTAAAATTCCATCCGCATGAGATGTGATTGCAGATCCGACTTGACCTCTAGCACCTTCAAATGCAAAGGATGCAAGACCTCCACACATGTGCATATCACCATTAAACTTAGAAGAAGCAATGACTTCCAATGAGTTATTGATAGTAGTCTTACCACCCTGACCAGCGATGTTAACTTCAGATGCATTTAGAGCGAAGTCAATAGTAGATGCAGAACCAGAGTCAGAGAAGAAGCTAACTGTACCAGCAGTAGTAGATAGTCTTACACTATCAGTAATAGTACGTCTGGTTCCTAACTGGAAGTCTCCATTAACCTTGAAAGACTTAGTTTTAACTTCTGTATATGATAGTGACTCGTTATTATTATATGCACCGCCAATCTCAACTTTAGAAATATTAGTTGCAGGAGTATCAGGAGTAGTACCAAAGAAGAGATTACTGTGTAGAGATTTTGTACCAAATCTCATAAACTGATCTGCGGTTGTCTCGTTAGCAACTTCTATATTCTGGGACCATCCAGCAATCTTAAGACCCTTCTCATCAAGACCACCAGTAAATGTACTATCCATTAAGAAGTTGAACTGCCCAGAAGTAATATCAGTTCTAATTTCAGCAGTATTAGTACCACCACCACCATGAATCTCAATATCCTCTTGGAATCTAGCATCACCAGTGAATCTAGACTCGCCATCAACAACCAATACTCTGTCTAGTTCAGCATTAGTTACATTAATACCAACACGACCACTATTAGTTGTTGCAACGCGAAGTGTTGCTTCATTATCTGGGGTTGCACTGTCTCCACCAACTAGTAGTGCATTGTCTTCAGCAACCTCAGTTCTGTTAGCATATACACTATGATCAAGGAAGTCAGAAATGGTCTTACCACTAACGAATACAGTACCAACAACGTCTAGATTTGCACGTGGATTAGTATTAATATCAGACCATGCAGTTTGATAAGCATCGTGTTCTGCTCTTGCTACGGTATTAATACCAAGTCTAAAGTCACCGATTGTTCCAGTTGTAGTTCTGATTGACTCCGCACCAAGAACACCAAACTCCTTCCAAGAAGAGTTGGAGAACTCCATAGTTACATTGGAATTTAGCGAATACTCACTAGACCAAAGTCGTGGGTTATCGTTAGAAACGTTTCCTCTATTTTCAATTAGAGCAATCTTGCAGAAATCATCAGATAAATTAAATCCATTTGCAATAATCTGCCAAGTTCCATTAAATCCAGTATCACTGAAGTTACTAATTCTAATTTGAGATCCGCTAGTTACACCAACCTGTTGGTTATTGAGACTGTTGCCCCAGTTAATTGTAATAACTGTGCTACCATCCATCAACAGACTTTCAATGTTGGAAGTAGGAATTGTTGCAAAGAAGTTTGAATAAATCCAACCAATAGATCCAGTTTTACCAACCTCATTTCCCTTAAGCAGCATATCTCCTGCTTTTGGACCACCAGCATTACCATACTGTACTGCTTGTGATGTATCAAGAGCAGTTCCTAGTCCAGTACTGTATAGAGGAGACTGGTTAGGTGAAATATTAGATCCTAAGTTTCCAACAACGTGGTTTTGAATCTTATATCCTTGTGCTGCACCATTTGAACCGCGTGGATTAAACTGGAATACAGAAGCAGCAACTCGGTTTCTTGCAATTACAATATCACCAGAGGTATCAGAATTTAAGAACTGCTGAGTTTTATCAAGTGATCCGTCATCACCATCGCTAGGTGATACATTGGAAATAACACTCAATGCATAATCTCTGACTCTACCAAGAACATTGATAGTTACAGGAGAGTTAAATGTACTAGTCTGATCTTGTGCGTCTCCACCATTAACAGTAATATATTCGTTAAATGTTACAGGAGTATCAAAAGTAGTAACGAGGTTACCGATATCTTCTGTGTCATCATCAGAATCAACTAATGTGGCAGATTCTAAGAATACTTCTTCACCAGTGATAGCATCAATCTTACGGTTACCAATGTATAGGTCACCGTTAGAGTTTAGACCAGTGTAGAATACTAAACCACCGTCTTGCTTCTTAGACTGTGCATAGAAGTCTTGGGTTGGTGTTAGGACGATCTCCTGACGGGCAGGAAGACCTGTTGAATAGTTACCAGGACCGAATCCAAGGTACTCAAAGGTATGGTTACCTGCACGAGCAATAGAAGGTCTTCTAAGTTCAACATACAGCTTCTGATCAGACACTACAGTGCTGTCACCAGCAATAGGAATGCGACGATCTTCTGAACCAGATGATGCGTTACCCTTCTGTGCTCTAAGTCTATTATCTACAGAAGAAGAGACCTGAGTATAGGTATTTTGTGATAGTGCATTTTGACTAGTAAAGTCAATTGCCATCTCACGGGTCAATGAACCTTTAAAGTCGTTAACTGTAACTAAACCATGTGTGTAGTTATCAGCAGCAGAGTATGTTGCAGGAGGATCAACTTCAGTTGCATCCAACTGCTTGAACCAAAGAGGATCGTTCTTATAGTTCAGTGGATACAGTTTGCTGATTGGTTGAGAGAACTTAAAGTTACGGAAGTTACCCTGATTACCAGCACCAGTTGGGAATGGTGAGATGTTACCACGAACAGCAGTTAGATAGTAGATACCCTCTTGCTGACCGAAGATACGACGCTGGATCTCCTCAACATCAAAGATATAGAATGTGTCATCCAATTCACCAGAATCAGTTACAGACTCAACATAATATTGGATGTTGGCATCGTCAGTAATAATATCACCAGGAGTTACAGTGTAAACTGCTGCTCCCTTTTCCTTATAATAGTATTCAGGATATCCCTTAGCAATAAGATCCTTGATGTAAAGAGATTTACCAAAATCTTCGTCTGCAAGTAGATCAGCAAACACAGAACCCTGAGAGAATCTAATATTATCAAATACAGAGTAATCAATCTTGCCAACGATACCCTTTAAGATAAGGTGCCACTCAGAAGTTCCAGGAACATTAAGTACCGCATGTATGTAACCATATCCCGAAGAATTGCCAAACCATTCAATTCTATTGCTAGAATCTAATGACTGAGTTTTATTTGCAACAAAGTTACCACCCTGAGGTGCTGTAACCTTAACAGTAGTGAATGATTCATTTAATAGACCTAGGTTTGTGATACCTGGGTCAAATACAGTCATTTCTAGATATTCATTATTATTGTTAGAATCAATGAAATATCTACTAGACTGAATTGTCATTGAAACATAATTTTCGGTTTCAATAACTTTGGCGTACTGTGTACCACCTACAATATCCTTCTTATATGGATCGTATGCATCCTCGTCATTAAGACTATTATCAATAAAATCTTGCTTGGTATAACCAATGATTTCATTTGCCTGTACAGGGTTGAAGAACCTTGCTTTTGTTACAGTACCAGAGACTGGCTTAAGTACAAGTTTTTGTGGTAGAAGTTTTCTAGTTTCGTCCTTACGCATCTTAATGGTGAAACCATTGATGGGATCACGAACTGCCTTCAGATACTTAGGAATGACATAACGTAAACGATAGATACGCTCATCTGCTTCTCTTTCATCCTTAACTCTTTCAAACCAAGAATCATTTGTTTTATCTTGACCAGAAAGATCGCTATATGCAGTCTCATGAAGTCTGGTTAAAATATTATAATCGTATTCTGGATCACTAGAATTCTCTGAATGATTCTCTACTTGTACATACCACTTACCATAAACTGTTGGAGTTGTTCCTGGTGTTGGATATGACGGATCAAATCGCATTGGCGATTCACGCTTATCAGCAAATACAGAGAAATCATATGTACCAGGTTGGAATGTGATCGGATTAACATCACCAATCGCATCTGCTTTAGTAGCATGAACAGTAAATACTTTCTGATTTTGATAACGTGCCCAGAAGAATCTATCTTGTCTAATTCTTCCGCTATCTGCAACACTAGGATCTCCTGTATATCCAGCTCCAACTAAAGGAACATTTCCACTTTCATTTGGACGGAAGAATACCTGATGACCTAAAATATTGTTGAATGGTACATCAAAGATATGTGGAACATCAGTTCTAATACCAGAGTTTACAGCTGTATCAAGTACACATGAATACTGATGTAGGTCGTACTTATCATCTAGAACAAATTGATAGACATCAATTTCAATATCTGCATCAATTGCTTCAACTTCAGCAGAGTGGATGTAGATACCAGCAGCAGCATTCTCTTTGCTGTTTGCAAGCATTAACTTAGTCTGATCAGTTCCATCAAACGAACCTACACCAGAGTAATCTTTTGGTTTAGTTACTCTACCAGGAGCAATAACATAATACTTCTCATTGGTAGTAAAACCATTTGGTAGTCTGATCTTTCTCTCGTCAACATCAACATACTGATTTGTTACAGTATCGTAACGAGGACGTGGTACAAGACGAATAGGTGTACCAGTCTCCAAGTTATGTGGGTTTGATCCAGAACCGTCTCTCAGAGTCCATACAGTTGCTCTAGAAGCAAGTTCTGTAGTGAGTTGGGATGGTTCGTTTCTAGGAACACTATTGAGACCAGTTTGAATAACAGTGGCAATATTAGCAAAATATTGGCGAATTGTATTTGCCTGATCAACACACTCAGGATACGTGGTATGCTGAGTGATCGTCTCGTCTGTAGTTGGCGAGAACTCACTGGTGTATGTACCAGAAGTCAGGGTAAAGTACAGATAAGAATTTGTACTAGATACGTTTGCATTTACAGAAGGTCCGAATGCCAATCCAAGTGGAGATTCTTGTCTCTTAATAGACTCTAGATATCCAGGATTTGAAATAGTATCAGTAAGGATCTGGAACAGAGTTGTAATCGCAGATGCAACATTCTGACAAGAACCATTAGAAA